AATGAACCTATTATTTTAGGTATACATACTTCTGGTAATGGTACTCGGGGATGGTCTATACGTGTAACACGTGAATTAGTTGAGCAATCAACTGAGGAACAAACACATATTGATGATCCTTTAGAGAATTTCGTCTCTGACGAAATTACGGCTCAATGTGAGCCGCACTTTACATTATTGGAAGAATGTCGGGGACCTCGTGTTCCCGTTAAAAATCAAGTGATCCCAAGTCCATTGTTTGGATCTTGGGGCAAGTCAGATTACGCACCTAGCCTTTTACATGCTAAAGATGATATTAATCCGTGGCACATTGCTCGAGCCAATTACTCACGTGCCCAACCATCTTTTAACAATCAAATGTTAGAGTGGGTTGCTGATGTTGTAGTTTCTAAAATCTACAATGCCTCAAATCACAATGATCCTTGGAAACCTCGCTTATATTCTTTTGAAGAAGCGGTTTCTGGTATAGATGGAGTTCCGTTTTGCGACGGAATTCCGCGACAGACATCCGCAGGTTTTCCCTTTAACCTGGATTCTAAAAAGAAAGGAAAAACCGAATTTTTCGGTGCCGAGGGACCTTATCTCTTCAACACTCCCAAATCCATCGCGTTACATGAACGCTGTCAACAGATCATATCGTCTGCTAAATTAGGTATGAGATCAAGACATGTGTTCGCCGACTACTTGAAAGATGAACGTAGGAAGAAAGAGAAGGTTCTAACCGGCAAAACTAGACCTATAAACGCAGGTCCTCTCGACTTATTGATTGTTATGCGTATGTATTTTGGCGATATGGTTAGGTGGTTAATGACCAATCGTATCAGCAACGGTATGCTTATGGGTTTAAACCCATATTCCCATGAGTGGACCCAACTCGCGCACAAAATGTGTGATGTTGGTGAAAAGCATATTGCTGGTGATTATACTTGTTATGATGGCTCCTTGCCTGTGCAATTGATGTATACATTTAAAAAGCTTTATCGAGCTTTCTATGCTGATTGCGACGATGAAGATAATCGAGTGCGTGATGTTTTGTTTGAAGAAATTGTTAATTCTCGCCACATAGCCCTCAATATTATATTTGAGTGGTTAGGATCTAATCCAAGTGGTAATTTACTTACAACTGCACTTAATTGTTTTTCCAACATCGTGAATCTTTACTATCAAATGTTTATGGCCATTGCAGAGACGAAGGGACTTGACATAATGCAAGTCAAGCCTATTGATTTCGGTGAAATACGTGACCTTGTTTTTAATGGAAGTTATATTGCTGTGTTTGGTGATGATAACACAATTTCTTTTAGTGAGGAGCTCGTTGAGCTTATTGATTTGGAATGTTTTACTACTATGATGAAGGTTCATG